CGGCGTAAGCCGAACTTGGAAGGAAGCCTTTCGACTTTCTCCCATGTGAGTGTCAAACTAAGCTTGCTTAGTCACTGCGCGCACGTGTGGTTGAAAGACCCTGAGCGACAAATTTAGCCAGAGATCGACTAGATCTCTCGATCAGTCATAGCTGGGTTGAGTACGGATAGGATGGAAATTCTCTCAGGAACCGGGAGAGGGGTCATTACTAACGTAGGAGATAATTGCTGTGATGCTGAATTGGTTACTATGTACCAAACCCTGCTAAGGGTGCCTGCAGCCTGGCCACCTCGAAAGAGGCTAGTCCCGAAAGGGAGGCCGGAAACTGAAGGTTAAACATCTAACACACCAAACTGATGACAAGAATAATGTATTTATCATCCTTATCATCCAGGCTTGGCGTGGAGAAAATGTTTAATGGCATGGTCCGTGTAAAAGCGGGCCGACCACTGTTGGGATGGTTCTCACGAATCATCCCTCTAGTGGGGGGTAGCATTAACCGTTCGTGGATCAAGGTTATCTTTGTGTACGTTAGAGCAGTACATCGATTGTATAAGTCAGGAGGAATGCAGCATGCCCTCTTATATATTAAGGCATGTAGCATCCTACTGCAGCAGTCGGTGGGGGGACAGCGAATAGACGATACCGGACCTTTTGGGGTTCGGGTAAGTCGGACTAAATCGGGGTGTCCTCGGATCATACCTGCTCAAATGCGGAGCCGGATACGCTCTGGTGAGGCAAGAGTAATTCGTGCGTGGATGACTTTATTCGGTTTATACCGGGTACTAGAAGTCCCTCACGTTTTGAAATTGTCCACTATTACGGAATCTGGATCTCCGGTGTCACCGGAAATCCTGAGTACCGCGAGTGTATTTCTTCGCGAATACTTCATCCCTGGATTAGTTGCCCGTTTCCGCGGGCGGCTTCTTGATGGATTAAAGGATCCCCTTGAGTTTGTTAAGGGTCTGAGGGCTAAGCCCTTCCTGATCGCTAAGAGCTCGCCAGTTAAGCCGGGAGCGGAGATGCTGCACGATGAAAATATGCAGACAGTCTCTACTTCCCCAGGGGCGATAAGATTGAGTGCACTCATTTGGAGACACAGTTCGCTCTACCCAATCCTTGAAGATTGGTGTAGAATGACTGGCTCTATCTGGGTCCTCAATCGGATCGACCTCTGGACCAAGGGATTAAAACCCCTGGAGACCTACGCGGGTACCGCGCTAGGGCTTGGTAAGCTTGACGTCAAGTTTGAGGCGGCAGGAAAGGTCAGGGTGTTTGCTATGGTGGATTGCTTCACGCAGTGGCTGCTCCGGCCTCTGCATGATGCGATATTTGAACTACTTGTTCAGATTCCAGAAGATGGAACCTTTGATCAGTTGAGACCTCTTAAGTCACTACTGGGAAGGATCGGTAAGCACCGAGCCTTGTACAGTTATGATTTAAGTGCCGCGACTGATCGGTTACCAATAACACTCCAAAAGGTGTTATTGTCTCCCTTCTTGACAAGTTGGGGGGCAACTCTATGGGCTTCTCTCCTTATAGGAAGGGGGTATAAGTTTCCTAAGGTCCCTTCATTGGGAATTAAGGAGGCGAAGACCCTCTACTATGCGAGAGGGCAGCCTATGGGGGCTTTATCTTCTTGGGCCATGCTAGCGTTTACCCACCACTTTATAGTCCAATTCGCTGCTTTCCGCTCTGGCGTCATAATGAAACCGGGAGAGTGGTTCAGGGATTATGCCGTTCTTGGTGATGATATTGTCATCGGGAACGGGAAAGTAGCAAACGGTTATCTAGTCTTGATGACTGAATTAGGGGTTGGGATTTCGGCTCATAAGTCGCTGGTCGGGGACCGACCAGTATGCGAGTTCGCTAAGAAATTCGTGTCGAAAGATGCGGATTACACTGGTGTACCTCTTCGTGAGGTATTAGTGGCATCGAAAGCAATTTCGGTGGCGCTGGAGCTCGTGAAGGCTTATGACCTTAGTCTCGGCCAATTATTCACGATGATGGGCTATGGTTACCGGGTGAAGGGCTCTCTGTCTAAGCCATTATGGAGGCTTGGACCTAGAGTTCGTAACCTGCTACTTTCAGTGTATGCTCCAGGGGGACCAAGGGCCCTTCCGCCTGTTGAATTTCTTCGGCTTCGGTCGTTGGATAGTAAATATGGTGATAAGGGTCGTTGGCCTGCAGTCATAACTAACTACTTGGGTGCCTCGGTAAGGGCATTCAAGGAACGGTTAGAGGCTCTCGCGTCCGTGTCGAAAGACGTGGCGCGCCTGGTCACAGTATATCGTGACCGCGAGCACTATGGTACCATTCCAAGAGCCGATCCGTATGCAGATATTCTGTGGGAAAATTATTTCCTCTCAGATATTCTGTGTACACCGGAGGTGGTTTCCTCCATAAAGGAAACTGTCTATCGGGAAGAGTTCTTGGATTGGGCCAGTGATGTTCGATCGTTGCATACGCAAATGGATCTCCTGGACGAGGCGATTAAAGTCTCTGGGGAGTTGGACGCAGATCTGTTCTCAGATATGTGGACTTCTCTTTCGGAGGCGGAGGTTGCCTTAGGGGCTTTACCATTACCGCGAAATATAGAGAAACGGGCGAGCGAGGTAACTCGTTCGTCTCTTCTCCGAACTGTCCGTAAGTGGTATAAGTTCTCGAAACCCTTCCGATCCACGACATAATATCATGGGGGATAAGGGCTTGATAACCTTTACCCTCGCGGGCTATCCTAATCTAAACCCAGGTCGGAAACCTGTGGAATAGAGAAAGATTTTCGAAGCGCACTTGAGCGACACCCTATTTGAGGAAATGAAGCTCTATCGTCGAAAGATGGTAGGGTGGAGGGGTCTCAAATAGTAGTACCTAG